ATCTCCACGTTAGACTTTGCTCTGCAATTCATACAGAACAAATCCACTCTGTACGTATCAACTTCGTCTATATCTTTTCTAAACATATTTCCTCCTTAAAATCCTGTTTGTTGTTCGCCACTAAATGCCGGTGGCGTGTAAACCTTAAAATGTATCTGCGTCTGCGTCTCAATCTGCTCCGTCTCGGCAATTAGCGAGTACATGAACGCATCCGCTGCGTGTGATGACCAGTCGTGCTTTGGCTTGTCCCGCAGCAGCTTGTTCTTTTCATCGTACTCATAATGGTACGCCGCCAAGCACTCCAAAAGTCTTGCGCACTTTTCCTGGTCAAACCAGCATCGGCTAAACTTAGGGCGAGCCGTCATGTTGATGTCATCCTGCCCGAATGTATAGCTTGATGGGCGCAATATCGTCACGTTGGCGTACCCATGCTCTCTAAAGAACTCCTCGCGTGTCTTACCAGTTTGAAGCTCCCTTGCCCTTGCATCGTGTGGCAAGAATATCTGCCGGTATTCCCATGGCTTATTGGCCAATACGTTGATATAGTGCGCCAAATCTTCGCCGCTTGACTCGTAGTAGTCTATAAAGTGTATTTCCTGCCCAACAGTCTGGAAGAAGCAGATGGCCGTAGAATCGCCAACACCAAGGTCTAGCGCAGCATACACCGGCGCTGAGCCGTCATACGGTACTTTGCCGATGCGCTTGTCCTCTCGTGCCTGCGCTAGTTGCTTGCCATAAATCGAACCAGTGGTCACTGTGAGTGGTTGGCCAAGCCAAACGTGGGCGAATAGCTCCGGGTTGTCCTTGCGCATCTTTTCACGCTCGTGGATTACTTCCGCCGACAATAATGGCTCAATTTCATCGCTATTGACTTGTCGCACGTAGGTTCGCTCATCTGGATGCCCAGCGATGCGTTCCCAAACTGGGTCGTTTTCGCTTAGACGGTTGAATGTCCATATAAAGTATGATCCGGCCTTACGAATCGTTGGTATCAGGATGTCTATTGACTCCATTGAAATTGACTGCGCTTCTTCGCACCAACAAATGTCTACGCCCTCCAAAGACTTGATGCTTTGGGCGTTGCCACGCACGCCGCGAAATATAAACTCCGAACCGTTGCGGTTGCGTATATATTCGCGCCCTATCTCCCATCCTGGCAGTTTATATTTGGTTATAACGTCCGCCAGGAGCTTGTGAACCGAGTCGGCGATTGAGTTCTGCACCTCACGACAGCAAAGTATGCGCAGCGGGCTTTGTGTGGCCAATGCGGCCAATACTGTGGCCACCGTGGTGGATTTGCCAGATGAGCGACCGCCGTGATAGACGATATGACGCCACTTATTAGTAGGTGATACTAGCTCCGTGAATGCGTTCGGTATGTTAATCTCTGCTTCCATCTATTCACCCCTTACCACCAAAAACATTGTAAATATTCGCCAAGCAACTTCCAGGCTTCATCAAACTCTTTATACAATTTATCTATTTTTCTTTTGTCGGCTTCGTAATCAGATGTATAATCTATATTTTGTGCGTCAACATACGCTTTTAGCCCAGTTACAACCTTAGCAACCATATTCTGAAAATCTTTTAGGCCATGGTCTTTTTTTGACTCATCTATAAATGGCCCTGGTATACCTTTCGGACAGGTTTCCTGAAAGAAACGCAGATAGGTATAAAGCTCCAATACTATCGTGTTATCAAGGTTCCATGTCTGAGCCTCTACAACGCCATATTTCTTTTTTAGCTTGTATCGACTATCTCTAATCCTAAACGGAAAATCTGATTTCTTGTAGCCCAATTCTTTCAAATATTTGTTATAAACTAACATCTACCTCCTTCCTAAAACCGAACAAATGCGCCCAAAATGCGCACTTTTGCCTAGTTTTGTTCGGTTTCTCGCAAATAATCTTTGTTCTTAATTTTTACAACCACTCTCTGCCCAGCCTGGTCACGTAATTCGACAAGTGGAGTAGCGACTATCCCCTCCCATTCCTTAAAATCGCCATTCGCAACACGGTTAATAAGCTCCCTAAGTGGTTTAGGCTCCGCCAAACCCTCTGGCATAAAGTCGACCACAGTAGGAATATCAAAATACTTCGCTATTTCCTGCACATTTTCCTCAGCTAGCCAAGTGCCATTGATATTGACATCAAATAGCACAAAAGTGTCTTTATCTAATCCGAGCTCGTTACCTTGAACTTTTGGTCCCATATGTTCACCAAATAAAAGCACTTTTTTATCCCGTCCAAACTTTTCCTCAAAGATTTCCTCAATAAAGGTACTGTTCATGTATTCAGTCAATGTCGCACCACAATTGAAGTTGTTGCTCTTACCATTCCATAACACCTGTTCACCATCCCATTGAACACGCAAATTAGCGCCATCTATTTTGCGTGTATAGCTCCATGGTAATTCAGCAAGGTACGCAAGCAATTGTGATCTATATCCCTCTAAATCACCAGCTAACGGGACTACTAGCTTCCTTTTATGCGTTATTTTGCCATATTCCTCATCTTGTATTGTCGGCGCATCAATGTGATGATATACCGTATCAAAAGCGCCTTGCATTGTTTTACTCATTCTTTTTCTCCTTTACTATAATCAACCACTTTAATCGTGATACCATTGACTTCACCAGAAACTTCCACCTCGCTCTTGGTCGCCAATGGGCCATAAGCCTCGGTTTTCATGGCCTGCCACGCTTTGTAGTCGCCCTTGCGCAATAGCTCGACCATCACACGCGCATCGGCGGCCGTCTCAAGGTCTGCATCCGCCACGTCAATGCCCATTTTCTCAAGGTTTGCTTTGAGTTTTGGGTCTTTAATCGCCAGCGCGAATAGCTCTTGTATGCGTTTATGCCGGTCACGCTTCTCTCTGCGGGCCTTGCCACTTGCGATTCCGCCTTTCTTCGCTTCTTCTTGGCTTAGCTTATACTCTGACGGTCTGAGGTTTTGTTCATTTGCCATTGTTCTCCTTCCTAAAAATTACTACCATTGATGGGAACGGCGCCGAGTTCTTGCTGTCACCGAACCTAAGCCTTCCCTTAATAAATCTAATCTCTGCTTTGCCGTATATATAATCATGGAACCACCTTGTATCTGTGCGAGCAGGCAACAACATAACAGCCGTGCCACTGTGTTCTGCGCACTTTGCCACCCACTTGCCAATCTCTCGACCATACGGTGGATTGCACCATATAACAACCCCCCCCCCCCATGTCATGCTTAGACCATCATCGGCCTTAGTGAAATACTTAGCGCACTTGTGGTTCTCGTGGTTTGCACATACGTCAAGCTCAAAATGGAACTCTTTGTCTAGCCGATCAAAGAAGTCTTGTGGCGTAGACCACTCATCTGTCGTGCTAGTAAAGAGTCCCTTTGTTAGCATATTGCCTTAGTCCCTTCCTCCCATCCGGTCTCATCACCATCATGGGTAAACTTCCAATATCGCTTGCGTATAACATCGCAATACTTCGGGTCTAATTCCATCATGTAGCACTTGCGCCCTAGTTGTTCGCAGGCTATAAGTGTGGAGCCGGAGCCACCAAATAAATCGAGAACATTGTCGCCATTCTCGCTACTATTTTCAAGCGCATTGGCCACTAATTCAATCGGTTTCATTGTCGGATGGTCTGCATCTTTTCTAGTCTTGTCAATTTCCCAAACTGATTTAGTGAACTTCCCTTTCCCAATTTTCTTATGACCTTTTTTCCATCCAAAACAAATTGGCTCATGCTGGTAGTCATAGTCTAATCTGCCCATTGAGAATGTTGGCGAGTTTTTTACCCAAATTAGCTCATGCTTCACTTGCCAGCCGGCTTCGTGCATCATCATCATCATCATCATGTGCGTTCCACCTTGAGGCATTGTCACATAAATAGCGCATACATCCTGACAATTATCAAGCATATTTTTGAACGCCGGCAGCCATAATTTTTTGCCAGCTTCTTCATCGGATTTGAATGTGTCACCCTCCAAGTTGCGCTCAATACTTTTGCTACCAGTGAGCGTATTGAGCGCACGATTTTTGTCGCCAATGGCCACATTGTACGGCGGGTCAGTAAACACCATATCCGCTTTCTGCCCATCCATCAGAATCGCCACGCTTCCAGCGTCCGTAGAATCACCACACATAAGCCGATGCTCCCCTAGCTGGTACACCCCCCCCAGTACGCTATTTGCCGGCTCAGATTCATTCACCTCTGGTGCTTCGTCCTCAACTACTTCGGCGTCCTCGTCTTTGTCCCAATCAGAAATCCACTCGCCTGGATCAAGGTCAAACTGCTCGGACACTTCCTCAATATTGCCCTTATTCCACGACAGATTGGCCGCAGACGTGCCGTTGTCCGCCATAGCCAAACCACGGCCCTTTGCCGAGTTTAGCTCGATGTCCGTGCGTTTTACGGCCACGATTCTATCGCCAGTGGTCTCTACTACCTGCATATCTTCCAGGCCGATATTGCCGGCGGCTTCAATTATGCCGTTGCCTGCAATGATATTGTTGTTCTTGTCAATCAAAATTGAACGACCGGCGCCAAACTCTTGCAGCGATTTTTCAAGCAGGCTCATGCCATACTCGGTGTGGTCATTGAAGTTCTTGTCGTCAAATCTTAGGTCGCTGATATTAGCCATTCGCCACGCTCCTGTCCATCGCTCTTGCTTGCTGGCGCACAATCGCAGCCTGCGCATCGGAGCGCGTCCGGAATATATTGCCAATGGAACGCTTGAATTCGTGCTTTTTCACGCCATCGGCCCATTCACTCATGCAAATGTCGCCAATATCGCTACGCACCCAGAAATACACGTCACCGTTATGCGGCCACGTGCTTAGGTCCTCAATTTTTCCCCTTTTTCCCATCTTCACCTCCTCTTAATTCTCGCACCATTCGTTTGGCACTATTTATGTTGTCGTATTCCCCCACAGTTTCCCACCCTTTTCGCGTTTTCTGTTGTATTTGGTATGCGCCACCGAGGTGCATTACCCTATACTCCGGCATCCTTACCTCCTTTGCCATCTAGTTTGTCGAGCTCTGCCTGCAACATTTTCGCTGCTTCGTGGTTGTCCAATACACGGCCAACATCATCGCAGTGATAGCGCGTCTCAATCGGCAATAATTCACACCCCAATACTTGCACTTCCTGGGCGCATCTGTCGATGGCATACGCTCGTTTATATTTAGCGACTTCTTTCAAGAGCTTCTCACGTGGGAGCCCGCTAAAGAAATCAACATTGTCGGGAACGGCATCTGGATCGGCCAAACTGGCCTTTACCCAGACGTTCCCAACAAAGCAGGTGTCTTTAGTTTTCTTAGTCCTAAACTTCTTTACGTATTCGGTGTCGATAGACATTGGCAGGAGCA